CCCCCAGTAGGGGACCACCAACTACGCGTGGATACGCGTCGGCTGATAGCCGGAACACACCTTCTTTGAAGGGTCCAGTAAATCCTGGACAGTGAAACCAAACCACTTTACGGAGACTTAGCCTTGCCTCGCACAGACGTTACAATCACGCTTAAAAATCGTGGTTTCCTGCAGTTCCTTGATAATCAAGGGCAGGTAACGTCCACGCAGAACCAGGGCTACACGGATTCTCGAGCGAGTCGAAAGATTCGTGAGGGAAATTGGGATAGAGCTAAACCCAAAATCCTTGCCCCATCTCCGTACTATCTGTTCCATCGGGTTCTAACATCCGAGACTGGAACAGTTGACGTCTGGGATAGAGGTGGAAAGAGGATCCGCTTAGTAGACCACCCGGTCTACGCGGCATTCCCTCCTTTCTCCGACTTCCCAAACGACTCTGCTGGTTTATTTAACGAGGCCATGATAAAGGCCTTACAAAACGTTAAAGACCAGAAGTGGAACGCAGGCGTTGCGATCGCCGAAGCTGGCGGTCTAGCGCAAATGCTGGTGGATGCTGGCAGTGGTATCGCCAAAATCCGCCGAGACTTCATCCGTGGCGACTTCAGATCGGCGTACAACCGATTTCGTCGCAAACATGGCTTTCAGTCATGGAGTGCCTTCAAAAAGCACCACGGACAGTCTCTAAATAGAGCACAACTTGGCTCGGCTCTGCCGAATACCTGGTTGTACTACCATTTAGGCATTAAACCGACTGTGATGGATATCCACGCTGCCCATAAGGCACACGCGGAGACTCACAATCACGCACCTGAAAATTGGGAAGTTCAGGTGAAGTCGGGAACCGCCAAGAAGATCCACAAGGAAACGCGTGGATCCGCCGCTGCTGCATGGAATATGCAGGGCGACGTGGAAGCGAGTCAGGTCCAGTCGTGTCGTGTTTACTTACACGTACGACCTACTGACCCATTCATGGCGAAGCTCTCCCAGCTAGGTGTCACTAACGTCCCCGAGGCGATATGGAACGGGCTGCCCTTTAGTTTTGTGGCAGACTATTTCGTATCTGTCGGGGATTACCTTAGTGTCCTCGATGCTGGTATCGGATGGCAATTCCTGCCCTACGTTCGTTCTGAGCGCAGAGTCAGGCACTGGAGTGTTGTACAATGGCATGATGCCAGCCCTCGAGGCTGGGCCAGGCCATACTCCTCCATCCGTAAGTATCGCTGCAGGGAATTGGAACTCAACCGTACGGTTGTGAGTAATCCATATCCCCCCATGTTCGATGTTCTGCCACGGGTGAAACTGCGTGGCCCTGGTATGAACCAAGTAACGAACATGTTGTCACTCCTAACGAGCGCCTTTGGTCGAGGCGTCTCTCCTGTTTTCCGTCATTGACCAGACGGATCTGCAAAAGAGACAAAAATGTCCGTACCCAATGTGGTTCTCGGTGACGCTCAGTCACCGACTCCCGTCAATCACACCTTCACCCCGATCCAGGATGGACCGGAGACGAAGTGGGTGAACCAATCGAGTGGAACGATTCTTGCCGGTCAGGAGACCCTGGCTGTCGAGATCATCCGCCCGAAGACGGATGCGGCGCAGGCAACGGCCCGTGTCGTGATCTGGGACCCCGTTGAGGGGACCGTTGATGGTCAGACTGTGGCCCTTCGTGGGTCCGCAGGCTCGTCCTCCTTCAAGTTCCCGCCCGGTTCTACCGAGCAGGAGAAGAAGGACGTCGTCAAGATGATGGCAAACGCTCTCATCAATCCGGATATCGTCAATGCCATCGTGAAGGCGACTCCGTTCAATTAATCGAACGGTGCTTTCACTTTGGCACTCCTTAAGGAGTGACGATTATGGAAAGGGATAACACTCCCTTTGACGTGACCAGCAACCATCTCTCGCTAGCCAGCGGGATGATGCTTTTCGAGGCTATCAAATGGCTAAGAAACCTCCTCGCCCTGATCGGGGCGTTAACGGTGATGTATCTGTTGACCTCACAAAGTTCCTTTCAGAGCTCGCAAGAGCTTTATGTTGGGAACCGGCCGGCCAAGAACTTGGTCGACCAGGGGAATATTACGGCGCCGAAAGGGATTGTGATACTCCCGATCGATTCGCAGTAAATTACCTCTTCCGTGAGATTATGAGTAAATTCGACGATCAACTTGTCGAATCCTCAGATCAAAAGGAAGATGAGGCCCTCCGTAAGTTTTGGGAGGCAGAGCAACTGTGCAAAGAGACCAACGCTAGGATAAGCCGCTGGCATCTACAAGGTGCCTACCTTCAGGATTGCGATCCTGACGCGGCCAGAGCAATCGTTCTGGCACGTGAAAAACTAAGGAGGTGGCTAGGTCCTGTTGATTGGGACGAAATTGCGCAGGGGTTTCGGTTCACGGGCGGAGCATCCTTCGGGATACCTCGCACGCGGTCTACGCCCGCACACAAATACTCGGAGAAACCCGAGATCACCTATAATGCAGCAACTCTCTTATCCGCTGCTATGCAGTGGAACCCCGCGTGGGGCGCCGAACTTGGCGGAGAGACCGGGGATTTCATCGTCCCTGGTAACCGGTTGCTCTGCGTACCTAAGAACTATAAGGTACATCGAGTCATCGCTGCTGAACCCAGTTTGAATATGTACTTTCAAAAAGGGATTGGGTCCGCCTTGCGTAGGCGGTTACAGGCGGTGGGTGTTAACCTTCGTGATCAGACTATGAACCAGGATTTTGCTTATCTTGGTTCGGTGACTGGTCTCGTGGCTACCATCGATCTCTCGATGGCCTCCGATACGGTCTCGAAAGAGCTCGTAGAGTGGGCTATACCTCCTGATTGGGTTGAGGCAATGTTGCTATGCCGAAGTCCGTCGGGTGTTCTGCCTTCCGGTGAAGATGTTCTGTACCGGAAGTGGTCGTCGATGGGTAACGCGTATACGTTCGAGCTTGAGAGCCTGATCTTCTTGGCTCTTGTGCACGGCGTATGCGACGTGACCGGACATGACACACGTTTCGCAACGGTGTATGGTGACGACATCATATGCCCGAGCGGGGCCGCTTCCCTCTTGTTCGATGTACTTCGGACGTGCGGGTTCAGACCAAACGAAAAGAAAAGCTTCGTTTGCGGCCCGTTCCGTGAATCGTGCGGTAAGCACTATTTTCGCGGGACTGACGTTTCACCGTTCTACATCCGTTCACAACCTAGGAAGCTCACAGACCTTTTCCTTTTGGTGAATAACCTTAGGAGATGGGTCTGGCGCCTACGGGACGTCTTACCAGACGCCCAGGTTGAGGCTGTTGAAGCCTTAATCAAACGTATGCGTAGCTACGCGCCTAGCACGTGGCGTAGACCTCGCATCCCCGATGGGTATGGGGATGGTGCCTTTATCGGCACATTCGACGAAGCTCTTCCCAGACGGCCGCGTGGTAAACGGCTGTGGTGGGAGGGATTCGAAGTCGAAGTCCTCGCTGAAGCCCCTGTGTCATGGTCTAAGTTAGACCGTGACGCCCGTCTCGCCATGAAGGTAAGACGGTCCAGAGGGATTCATCGAATCACTGTGAGTGGTCTAATACAGGCTATCTTACATGATGCGGCTCCTATTGAGCTGTGGACCTACTCGAAACGCGGTAGGTTAATCCCTACCGATCTCGTTTCAGTAAGCGAGGTGATCCCGACTGGGATCAGACGGTGGTACACAACGACAATGATCGTTGCGCAGTTTTAGCATTGGGCTTCGGCCCCGTTCCCTGACTTAGGGTGGAGACTGGCCCATTGCCAG